AAGCGATTGTTTCATCGCGCTCAATTCCGTACCATGCTTCTTGGTTCACATGTGTCCATTGTCGAACCTTTTGATTGACACCCATTCCCCATACCATAGATAAATTACTCATACTTATTTTATTTGAAATAAATACAATACATCTTAGTAATAACAGTATTCACCTTTAATAAAGTTACCCTGAATAGGGTAGTCTCTGCAGGTTGTAACATTATATCTACCAAGTCCCCATACTCAGTTATCGCATATAATCTATGTTCTACTGTGTCCCTATTTTGTATCCATGATAGGTGAGGTAAATTTACTGAATCACTAGCGGCAGGTGCTACTGTGCATCCTCCTGGAATACCATACGCTGATCTATCCCCGAAAAATTGATTCCAGAAATGGACGAACTCTTCCATGTCAGTGAAGTTATCTCCACTAGGAGTAAACCATTCTGTAAAATCGCACTCTATAAATGGATATTGCTCTCCAAGGAATCTTACCCTTGTCTTAGTTCCTTCTAAAGTGAGTATAGGTTTATTATTGCGATAATCAATACCGTCTATCTTACCGTTATCTAATGTGTACATTTTATGTGTTTTATTTTTGTTTTCGAATTAAAATTTAGACACCAATTTGGTCATATACCTCGGGTAATCATACCCCTGAGTGTCCACCAAATACTTAGTCCCATCTGAAGTCTCTATAACATAATTATCCTCGGTCTTATCCGGATTAACTTTAGGAACTTCATCCATCTTGTGAATAGGTAAACTATCTATATATGATTTCTCTTCTTCAGAACTAACAGATGTAACACCTTTCACTTGCTTATTTAATTCTGAACCTGTTTGTGGCTTATGGTCAAATTCTCCGTTATTCTTTATAGATACAAACCCTTTATGTACTCCATATTCATTCAACATCTTATCTTTATTCCCTTCTTCCTTCTTTTCTGAACCTTTACCTTCTTGATCCTTCTTCAACTTCTCCCCCTGGGATTTCATTTCATTCGCTACTACGGCTTTCATCTCTGCAGTTACCGCACGTATCTGATTCATAAACCCATCAAATTCTTCCTGAGTCTTATAGTTAGTTATCTTCTCCCCTAACTCAGCCATCTCCTTTTTGAACTCTTTCATCTTCTTCTGGAATGGTAACTCTTCATCTTTTTCTTCCTTTTTAGCTTCAGGCTTCTTTTCTTCTTTCTTAGGTTCCTCCTTCTTAGGCTCAGTTTTCTTACCTTCAGCACTTGCTTCTGGCTTAGCTCCACCTTCGGCTCCTTCCGGTGCTTTAAATGTCTCCTGTGCCTCCTCTGACTTCCTGCGCATCAATTCCTTGTGTGCAGCCTCCCTTACCTTAGGATCATTTGACATCTTAGTGGCATTAGTGAGTGCTGTCTCAGAAGCAGACTTAGCAGCCTCAGCAATATCTTGTGGTGCCTCACCTCCTTCTTTACCTGCCTCGGCCTCTCCGCTCCCTTTAGAGCCATCTTTCACCGGAACCCATCCATTCGCCTCCTTACGCATCTTTACGCCACTCCAGGTACGAATTTCACCTACTTGTGCGGCCTTAGCCTTCTTTATATCTTCAACAACGGTTCCAATATCAATAGGTAATGATTTCTTGATCATATCCTCTGATTGTAACTGTCCTGCTCTAATTTCTTCAAAAATGTTCATTGTTAGTAATTTTAGCCACTAAATTAATAAATTTAGTAGTATTAACAAAATTATTTAATGTACCTTTGCCGTGATCCACTTGTATCACAAGGGATATGCATTGCAACCTGCTCAAACAACACATCATCAGGATATGTATCTGTTGTAGGAGTCCTGCGCAAATTAAACCCTATCTTCCCTCCTACTGTGTAGTTCAAATCTGGTAACAAACCTAATGAAAGTAACAAGTGCCAATATTGTTTATTTGAAGTAATCGTGTATGTACCTGAGATAGTCGCTTGTGGAATTGGTGCGGCATTAGGTGGTGAATATTCCCAATCAAAGTAAAATATAAAAGTACCTAATGCTGTAGTAGATGGCCTTACATGTACATGAATTTCTGGCCTAACATCAGATGGTGTTGGAGGTAAAGCAATTAACATCTCATGTGATATCTCAAAACTACCTGATTTTCTCTCTTCAATAGTGCCCCCATCAAAACCCTCCATCCTACGTGCAACCCCACCTATAGTGACATCTACAAAGCCAGGAGCAGCCTGTGCACCTGCATTAGTCAAGTAAGCTGGATATTCATCTTTATACACAGGTTGTTCTAATACGACCGTTTTATTGATACCTGTTTTGAGAACTAAGTCTTCCGTAGCAGCTAATGCGAATGCCCCTAGATTGACATCTTTTGTGGCACCAATATATGGTACAACTCCAGATAAATCTGTAATCCCTGTTGGTGACGGTGCATCCAAACGACTGAATGTATCATCTTCAACTGATAAAGTTATTACAGGATCTGCGCCTCCACCACTTTTAACAGCAACAATTACAAACTTAATTCTATTTGTCGTAGGTACTATTATAGAAGACCCCCAAACAGACATAATATACTCAGCGTCAAGTGTTGTTAAAAGTGTAGTAATTGTGGATGTGCGAACTAAAACAGGATTTTCACCCGCTATGTCTGTTAAATACGTATAACATTTTAACTGGGATGGCTTTGATATTGTACTAGCTTTTGCTGTAATATAGAAAAACCTAGATCCTTCAATGAATCTCATATCAATAGTAGCAACATCAGTGATAAATTGCGCAATGATTGTTTCACCTTCAGTCGCCGTGCCTGTAATAGTTTGAACCCCACCTAAAGGAATAACTGGATCAGCTTTGTACATCGTTGCAACATCGCTGGCAGTTTTAGTGAAGAAAAATGATTTCATACCTCCACTTTGTACCCGATCTGCATACTCCTTATCAATTAATTGATGAGGGTCTGAAAATTCAGCATGTGTACTTTCAAGTAGTGGAATACCACCTGTAAAGGTTTGCGGTGTGGTTTGATCTTTCGTTACCAACCCTGATAAATCCTGATCATCACTTCCTTGGGCATGTATTTTAGCAATCTCTGTGTCTGCTACTAGGGACTTACCCTCTTCTTTATCTACCTTGTTAGAAAAGCCTCCCCCTATTTCAGCGAAATTCTCATAACAAGATCTTAGCTCTTCATTTAGATCTGCTCCAAATGTGAATTCATTGGGCTTTAGATTGTAGTTGATTGATTTCACCTCTTATGGAGTTAACTTTATAAATTAATTACAAATTAGGTTGGTATACTCTTATCTCAACATACATAGTTCCGTTAAAATCTGTTGGTAATCCTGTTACAGTATCTAATACAGCTAGTGCCACCGCATGATTTGCAATTCTTGATAATGATAGCATGACTGGAGTATTTAATCCAGGCCTTTCTATATAATGAGCACATGCATACACTCGTCCTTCCGGAAATGCTCCATATAACATACCATTATGATATCCTATTGCAGCAGAACTACTCCACACTATATTACCAATTGAATTATGAATAATAGTTGGCACAGGACTTGATGCTAAAAGATTATAAACCTTAGTGCTATTCAACCACTTTGTCGGAGTTGTTGCAGTTGCAACAAATTGAGCATTAACTTCAGTAAATCCAACGTTTGAAAAATCGTCATCACCTAATAAAACTCTAATATTGTAAGTTTGACCTACTACTAATTGGCCTCCAATTGTGTGTGCCGTATTTTGTTCTAGGGTAGCAATATAAGATAAGAATATACCAGAATTACTGACTTTAGTATCGACTTCTTGGACGTTAGTATCAATATTTTTAAATATTTCATTAACATCGCTTCCAGTTAAAAGTTCATTGGCACTCAAATCGTGTTTAATAGTTTCCATTAGTTTGTGTTTAAATTGTCGTCGACATATTTTAGGCATTCTGCCAATATAGGATCACTATCTACTGACTTAGCAAACTGCCCTGCTCCTTGTTGATCCATGTTGAACTTGTCAAATGGATTAGGTGCCCCACCTCCCTCTCCTGTCATCTCATCTACTGCTCCATTACTACCTTCACCCCCGAATTGTTTCATCTGCTGTGCCTGTAAAAATACAGGGTTCAATATAGTGTCAGTCTTGGGATTATACTTACGTCCCATCTCGGCCTCGAATGCTGATTCAAATGATACTGTACCTGCAGCAATCTTCTTAGCTATAAGGTCTACTATCTCAGCCTCATCAGAATTATCAATACCAGTGAATACCAATTCGTAATCCTTATCTATCTCTGATACTATCCACTTGGTCAATACCTTCTCTAAGAATAATAGGAGTGGTTTGAGACCTTTCTTCTTGCTGTGCTGTATACGTTCCTTCTGTCCTGTTTGCCCAAATATCTGAGCCTGTTTCTGGAACTGATACCCTAACTCACTCGGGTCAATAGTGAATACACTGCATATCATTATAATTAGGAACTCCATCCATTGTTGGAACTCCATATCACGGTTATTGCTCTGCAGGTCTATCCATTCCAAGTCTATACCACTGAATACGGGTATCTTGTGGCTGTTATTTACTCCGGCCAACATCTGACGCCAAGTCTGACGGAAGTCGTTAACCACGTCCATATTTGCACCCCCATCCTTCAAATTGATAAAGCCTTTAGGATTGGAACCCTGTTTGAAGAAATTACCATTATACTGCATGCCCCACAATGACCATGTTATGATATCCAATAATATTTCTATCTCAGATGTCCCGTAACCATTCTTGTCTAATGCTGTAGATTTATTCCTCTGTGCATACATCAACTCCCATGGGTAAAATACTATGTCCTCTTGGGTGAATGGATTCTTCATCACATTACTCTGATACACCTGAGCATACCTAGGTAACTGACCAAACTGTTCTTTATACCTTTGCTTTGATAACTCACGGAAACGTGGATCCACTGTCTCTAATATACGTACAGTCGATGCATCAATAGCAGTCATACCTATTAGCTCAAACCTACGATTGCGCTCGCACTCTGCAGCCAACTGATCATAGGTCAAAGAATCACGCATTATCTTACGTACAAAATCATGTAGGTCATCGTTTATGTCCCACTTAGATTTCAATCCTCCGTTCTCCAAAAAGTTAACTATGTACTCTATTTTGACACGCTCTTCCTTATTTGACTCGTTACTCTTCTTATCAAAAATACTACGCTTCTTACGTATTATGTATCCCTCTTCTTTGTTATTGTCGGTAAACCTTAGAAAGTTCTGCAGTTGGAATACTCGGGTATTGATAACGCTTCCTACTACAGGGGTATCACCAACCTTCTTTAAGACATCAAAGGATACTCGCTTACGTTGTTGCTTATACCCATTGGTCGTATAATACGCATCAAATGGATCAAACAGGAACGATCGAATATCCTTCTTTTTCTTATTAGCCTCTAGTTCTTGTAAATAACTCTGCGCTTTGAAAATATCGTTAGGATCTTTAGAAGTAAGCTGCTTTTCCAACAATAGATTCTTCTCTATCACTAGTAAAGCAGCTTGCTCGTCAATCTTTTTGATTTCTTGATTATAACTCATCCTATGGAGACCCAATCAGATTATTTCGAAATATCTTCATGATTACTCAGCTGCTACAGTTGCGGTTATAGTGTATGTGTTGGTAACTGTACCATCAGCTGATACCACATCCAATTCAACTGGAAGGGTCATATCAATCTCTTCAGCACCTGATTCGATTTCAGTGACACCTTCCAAAACAATAGCACCATTGGTGGTTGTGAAAGTAGGAGTCAAAGCAGTTACCACTGATCCGAAAGGTAGTGTGAAATCTACAGTCTTTGCTACATGGTCAATCACTGATTCTGGATTAGTCTGCACGGTAAAAGTGAGAAAATCAGCAAGTGATTGATTCATATTGACTTCAGGTCTACGATCAGAATATGCACGCAAATTCATTTCCAATGCAACTGCTTTATCGTATATTGCCATAACTGTGGTCTCGATATACTCGTCCCACAAGCCTACAGCCTGTCCTTCGGCACATAATCCAGGCTTCCATTCAGCAGAACCTACTTTACTCTTTATCTCATAGATTGAGATGTTATTATTTGTCCCAACCATGTTGGTCAAATAGGCTACTTTGAAACTCTCATCTAATGGAGAGAAAACGAATTGTACCATTTCTTTATGTTGTGTTTATGTAGTGACGGAATTATATACTTTGGAAGAAGTCTTCAAATTTTTTCTTAATTGCTATAGCAGCTTTCCATGTTTGTTCAGGGGTGTCATATTGAGCATCTTGAATCTTAGATAAATACTTATTAGGTATTCCGGCTGTAGACTCTCCTATCCCAACTTTAAACCTTGTAGCTACATCTCCTTGTTCAATTGCTACAATTGTTGGAGTTGCTATATCAATACGTAAACTCCTTATAATATCATCTTCAGGGAAATTCTTATATGCCCCATTGTTGGAAGAATCTTTCATACCATTAGCTGCAGCAAATGCTTTTAAATCAACTTGTGCCTTCTTAAAATTAGAGTCATAAAATTTGACATTATGTTTCAAATCTCCAGGAATAGGTCTCTCTGCCACTGATGTTTTATCTACCTTCGACAAGTAATTAGGATTAATCTCAGCGACCTCTCCCATATCGGACTCTACCCTGAAGAATACTGGTACTGTAGAAGTTCCGGAAACTAATTTGATTACCTTTAGGTTATGCCCTTTCATTGAACTTAGGCTAACCAAATTTACATCGTCGTTCAACTTGACGGTGTCTCCCATTTGGAATTTATCAAATTGACTCTCTTCTTTACCACCTGCTTCATTACCATGTATATCTTTCAAGTGTATCTTATCATCATCTGATGTCTGTTCTCCACTTTCCCCATGTTTATCTTGCAGCTCTTTCTTTTTCTTTTCATACATTTCAGCATAATCTGTATCTTCTCCCTTACCTACTGACCCTGTTTTCTTCTTAGGATCACTCCCCTTTATATACTCCCATCCCTTTGCAGTTCTCCGGTACTTGCCATCTGACCACTCACGTATCTCCCCTATGACGGCTTTCTTTGCCTTCTCAATAGGGTCAACCATTGGGTAGTGTAAACCTACACGATCAAACTTACGGTTCAAATCGGTATCTAAGAACCTTCCTGACAATGACTTCTCAATGTCGTCACCTTTGTTATCCCAAGCTATCTGTGCCGGACGAACCATCACGACACTTTTTTGAAGGTCTTTGTCATCCCACATAGTTACTGGTTCAAAAGATCTCATTTCACCCACCACACTCTTGTACAACTCGTCCTTGCTTCCTTCTGATTTCGAAATACTATCATTCGACATTTCTACATAACTCTTTAACTGCGCTGGAGTGAAGACTTCTACTTCACCAATTTCTACTAACTTATATAAATCAGACTTTAAGACTGTTTTCATTATTTTATTATTTGTTACTGAAACAAAATCCATTGAGGATATAAAATTATAAACTTTTATTGGAAATAAAAAATTTAATGCTTTTTAATTTGTATCTTCACATCTAGCCACATACCACCTTTATCCTTGTCCCCTATCAGGAAGTCTATTTTACGCTTAAATCTTTTATTCATTACATCTTTTACTATCCATCTTCCGTCGTAAACTCCGGTTCCTACCACATTGACAGTATCATTGAACTTCACATGTTTTAGTAAATCCCTGCTCACTGCTATCCATCGGTGACGTAAAGGGTCTTTAGGATCAATTCTACCACCATTAGCAGTAATTAGAGGACTAGAATCGCACTCCCTTACATTTGGCCTATAACACGTGGCAATTACCCCTAATTCCTTTATTATTACCTGATCCCCCTTATAAAGTAAAATCCCCATGCTTACTGGTAAGATGAGGATTATTATTACTATGATTAGCCTAACCATTTTCTCGTATATAGGTGAGTACTCTCCTTCTAAGAGCCTGAACATTCTCGTCTAATGGCATATCATTAAACAAATCATCAACCT